ATGTGAAAGAATAAGGCTCCTCACTACTGATTATGTTCAGTGGCGAGGAGCCTCTTTATGCTTCTATATCGATTGTGATGCCGGACTTGAATTCCACAGTGAAGTGGTCTTGAAAAACGGTGATTTGCTGGATGAGCTTCCGGACGAGTGCCTCATCAAATTCTGTGATATCAGTTTCCTGACCGGCGATGAAGTCCTTCAGTTCCTTGATCCGGTTCATGACTTCTTCCCGGCGGTGGCTGTCGAGCTCGGATTGTTCCTTCTGATCGCGGAGCCGGAAAATCTCATCGGCGATGGCATCGTAATCCTGTTTGTTGTTTGCCTTCTTGATGAGCTCTTTTTGCAGTTCTTCCAGCCGAGCTTGAATGCCATCCGGCGATAGGGTATCGGCGCTGACTACGGCCTTGGCGATATTGGCCTGCAACTGTTTTAGGAAGGTGCCGCGCTCTGTCAGAATCTGATTGATGGCTGTGACCGTGACTTCCTGCAGCAGGAGCTCGTTAACCGTCCGGTTGGTGCAGTTTGTGTCTGCGGAGCCCGGCTCCAATCGGCTGATGCAGCGCCAGACGATGGACTTGCAGCCGTGGTTATTCCAGTGAACGCGCCGGTAAAGCTCGCCGCAGTCTCCGCAGAAAACCATCTGTGCAAAGCAGTGATTGCAGGAGAAGCTGCGTTTCTTGCCTGTCGGGCTGACATGGACTACCCGGCGACGGACAAGCTCCGCCTGCACCTGCATGAAAAGGTCTTTTGGAATGATCGCTTCGTGGTCGCCTTCAACGTAGTATTGAGGGACGGTGCCATTGTTCTTGATGCGCTTCTTTGTCAGGAAGTCGGTGGTGTAGGTTTTCTGTAGAAGGGCGTCACCCATATACTTCTCGTTTCGGAGGATTTTGTTGATGGTGCTGGTGTGCCATTTTTCTTTTCCTGCTCCGGTTAAAATGCCGTCAGCCATAAGACCGGCGGCAATCTTGTCCATGCTGGAGCCTTCGAGGTATTCCCGGTAGATGCGTTTTACGATTTCAGCCTGTTCCGGATCAATAACCAGGTGGCCATCTTTGTCCTTCGTGTATCCGAGGAAGCGATTGTAGTTGACCTGAACTTTTCCCTGTTGGTAGCGGTACTGCAGACCGAGCTTTACGTTTTGCGAAAGGCTCTGACTTTCCTGCTGGGCAAGACTCGCCATAATCGTGATCAGCACTTCGCCTTTGGCATCCATTGTGTTGATTGACTCCTTTTCGAAGTAAACCGGGATATTCTTGTCCTTGAGCTGCCGGATGTATTGCAGGCAGTCAAGAGTATTGCGGGCGAACCGACTGATGGATTTTGTGATGATCATGTCAATGTTTCCGGCCATGCACTCGTCGATCATACGCTTGAATTCCGTACGCTTCTTTGTGTTGGTACCGGAGATGCCGTCATCGGCGAAGATTCCTGCCAGCTCCCATTCCGGATTTTTCTGAATGTACTCTGTGTAGTGGGTGACCTGTGCGTCATAGCTTGTTTCCTGTTCATCAGAATCCGTGCTGACTCGGCAGTAGGCTGCAACGCGGAGCTTAGGCTGTTCCGATTTCTTAACTGTATTTCCGACCTGGCGTCTGGCCGGAATGACCATAACGTTACCCATCAAACCGCCTCGCTTTCAATGAGGCTGTAGAGATATTCAGCCTGCAGTCTCGGATCATCATAATGCTGCACAGCGGCAGCAAGGTGGAAGTACGTCGGGACGACAGATGGTTTTATCACTCTCTTGTGATTCAGTCTGCCGAGCTTGTTTGCACGTTTGATACGCTCCGCTGCAGCACTTTCGAAGATTTCCTTGTCAATAATCGCCGGATAGAAGTCGTCGCCAAGATAGTGCCTGTTTTCCATCATGCGTTTGGCTGTGCCGTGGTAAGTGTCGATTCCGGCTTCCGAGGCAGCCTTGGCGAGTGGCATGCCGGTAAGATAATTACTGTAGAGCTTACGGATTTTGTCTGCGTTTTCCTCGTCGATGATGGCGCATCCATTTTCAATTTTATAGCCGTATGGTGTGTNCCCCATATCATCACATCCTTTCCTTTAGTGCCAGACCGCATTTCAGCTCGAAGCATGCTTCATTTCTGGAGCGAATAATAATGCGGTTTACATATTTTTCGAATAGTTCTTCATCAAAGGCAGGTATCATTCNGCCTTTNTCTGCAAANCGNAGCAGNGCGGTTGCCTCGGTGACTTTTGTGACATCTCCGGAAACTGTATTTTTCAGGGCATTAATTTCACTGCGAAAGCTGTCTGCCTGCGAAAGCAGTTCATTGGTTTCCTTGTTGAAAAGAATCTGATCAATGATTCCCTGCGTCATGAGCCGCGTCAGCGTTTCACGCTTTTCCGTATTCTGGGCCAGTAAAGTTTCTATCTCCTGAATTCGTCGCAGTGAGTCATCAGTGGACATGTTCTTCAGNGCATCAACATATGGCTTTAAAATTATCCGGTGGGCAAAAATCAGCTTNTTCATCATNGTACAGAAGGCTTGCTTTATGGTTTCATCTTTGACGTAGAGCATAGAACATTTCTGCTTATCCAGAATGTGAGTGTTGCAGCTCCATGCTGTATATTTGTATNCGGTGCAGGTATGAATCCTGCGCTTGAAGGTATCACCGCATTCTCCGCAGACGATCCTGCCGGAAAAAGCATAGCGTTTCTGATACTTTTCGCTTCCTTTGACGATGCCTTTCTCAGCTGAATGCTGATGGATAAGCGCTTGGACAGCCTCGAAATCCTCGCGACGGATAATTGCCTCATGATGATTAGAAACCATATACTGATCTTTTTCACCGTGGTTGTTGTGCCGGTTGAAAGCAGAATCGGAGAAGGTCTTCTGNAAAATACAGTCACCTACATATTTTTCATTAGAGAGCATTCCGCGAATCGTAGTAGATGTCCATTTACCGTTTCGCTTGGTAGGGACGCTACGCAGATTCAAATCTGCGGCAATGCTGCTTGTACCTTTTCCTAAAAGGGCAGCAGCAAATATTTCCTTCACGACCGCTGCTTGTTCTGGGTTGATGAGCATTTGCTCGCCGTTCCAGTCATAGCCGTATGGCGGATAACTTACCTTAAAGGTTCCGTTTTCAAAACGTTTCTGGATAGACCATTTGCTGTTATCCGAAATGGAGACCGATTCACCTTCTGCCATACTTGANAGGATGGCAAGAAAAAGCTCACTCTCCATAGACCCGGTGTTGATGTTTTCTTTCTCAAAGAAAATGGGGATATGCAGGGCGANAAGCTGTCTTACCAGTTCGAGGCAATCTGTGGTATTGCGGCTGAACCGGCTGATGGACTTCGTTACTATGAAATCGACTCTACCGGATTTGCAGTCATCAATGAGCCGAAGCAGTTCTTGCCGCTTATCCTTTTTGGTGCCGGTGATTCCTTCGTCATAGTAAAGCCCGGCAAATTCCCAATCGTTACGGGAGTTGATGTAATTCTCATAGTGCGTTTTCTGGGCTTCCAGACTTTCAAGCTGGGCATCTGAATCTGTAGAGACGCGGCAATAGGCGGCGACTCGTATTTTTTTGACGTTTATCTTGGGGCTTGTTATTTCTGCGATTTTCGTTATCTTTTTCAATCTTGTCCCTCCTTTCCGTACGTCTATACATCACTCTGTAAGCCTTATATATCAAGCAATTTCAGGCATTATTTCCGCGAACAGAGGAGAGAAAGTTTCTCGATTGATGGCGGTTAATTTGTTGAATTCAGCAACGGATATGAGCCNGGAATCAAGCATCATTTTCGCGATGGACTGAGCTCTTTTGTAGTCAAGGTCTCCCTGAATGCGCTCCTGTGTGAAATATCCAGATGGAGCACTTGTATTATTGTCTGTCATAACTTATCCACCTCCAATTTCCCACTGGAGATGAACGGGCAATTTGAGCGGAGGAAAATAAAAAAAAGCCTGCGGGTATTCCAAAAAGGAACACTCGCAGGCGAGAAACTGGATGTATGGTTATTTCACTCTGATCTTCCAGCCGACCAGAATCAGATTCACATTTTGAATCAGTGAGCTGTTCATGGACTGGATAGCAGAAACCGTTGTACCGTACTGGTGGGCGATGGCAGAAAGCGTATCGCCTGACTTCACGGTGTAATAAACAGGCAAAGGTTCATTATGGACACCGCACAGCTCGTTCACCTTGGTCTGCACGGAATCATAATCATAACCGGCAGCAGAAAGACGATTTTTACGTTCTTCGCCGTTGCACCAGATCCCGGCGAGCACTTCCTGCGCCAGCTCATCAACGGTTTTCGAAGCGACGGGAGTAGGAGTATTGTCAGTTGATTTCGAGTATCCGTTAAACCCGCCGTCAATGATGACTGACGGAAAGTCCTGATAAGACCAGTCCATATCCACGCGGCCATTGATGCCGGGAACGGAGCCATTGGAGCTGTGCTGCCAGATTCCNCANGAGNCTTCATAGCTGCAGGCATCGGCCCACTGGGCGCACCAGTAGCAGTAACGTTTGGGGACAGCGTCCGTCACAACAGATCTCGCGAAAGATGCCGAAGTATAAAAACCGGCAAAGTATCCAGCAGCCTCCAGCCTGTCGCAGAAAGTCTTGATCAGACCAGAGCAGAAATCCGTCCCGGCTTCGATCTGCTTCTTTTCCTCCATGTCGAGAAAAACAGGATAGTCAAACTGTTTCCCGGCAAGGACAGACAGGAACATTTCAGCTTCCTGCGCGGCCTCGGAAAAACTGTCTGCATAGCTGTACCAGTAAGCGCCGATGTGAAGTCCGGCAGCTTTTGCATTCCTGTAGTTTTCTTCAAAGTACTTGTCTTTTGAGCTTGTACCGTAGCCTGCGCGGATGATCACGAAATCCACTCCGCTGTTCCTGACAGCGTTAAAATCAATCGTGCCCTGCCATACCGATACGTCAATTCCTTTTGTAGCCATGTTATTTTTCCTCCTTATCCGTGTCTTTTTCATCACGGTTATGCAGCTGCTCCAGTACTTCCTTCAGCGTTCCCGGAATCGGAAGGCCAAGGTGGGCAGCATTTTCAATCAGAGACAGACCTTCGTTTGAGATGTAAAAGAAGATGACTGCCGTCCGCAGGACACCGACCTGTCCGAGCACATTGATGTCGATGACGTTTGCGATGCCGACCAAAATGAAGATCAGTACCTTGCGGCAGATGCCGCGAAAGCCAACTGCTGATGAGAGCTTTTTGTCGCTGATTGCGCCCATGACACCGGTGACATAGTCGCAGACGACGAAAATCAGCAGCGCGATAAGCAATCCGTCGCAACCGCCAAGGAAATAACCAATCCAACCGCCGACTGCAGTAAAAATAAGTTGTAACGTGTTCCAGAATTCTTTCATAATAAATTCCTCCTTTGAATTTTTGCATGAAAAAGGCGGCCTCACGTAGGAAGTCGCCATACATGAAAAACCATTTTTTTATGGTCTTTCGTCTTTCATATTTGTTATCTTTGTCATATAAAACACTTGTCGAAGTGTTCTCGGGAATAAGATATCTGGATTGTTTATGATAAGATACAGCCATGATGAAGATACTACGCTTTCCCATACATGAAACTCCCAAGGAAGCATTCCGTAAGTAGCTGTGGTATAAATCACACCGCCTGTGCTAGCATCTATGTTCTGAAGCCTAATGCATTCATCAACATATTTCTGAGCTTCTTCCTTATTTCCAAGAATAATGGCAAGTAGTGAATAACCAAGTGTTCCTTCCGTCCATACAATATCAGGTGCACCTGCATAGTCCGACGTTTTGTCACTGTACGGTTTAAATCCAGAAAATGTTTCATTACTTGAATAAACGCTGTTGTAATAATCCTTTTCGGTACTGGTTACAATGCTTTTCCCTTGCGTAAGATATACATTCTTTGCTGTATCAAAACATGCTTTGACTGAGTCAGAGCTGACAATAGAAAAAGCCAAGCTGCCAGCCCATGTTGTACAGTCCAGTGCCCACGCCTGATCCGGTTTGCCGCTGTTGATTCCTTGATAGAATCTGCCATTTTCTTTATCAAAGCATTTTATATATAGCTGATCCCTTACCAGTTCTGCTGCCTGTTTATATTTCTTATCTTTAAAGATAAGAGCACAGCCTTCCAAGCCTTGTAACGCGGAACACTGATGTTCAGTGGAGCACCATTCGATTTCCACATCAGAATAAGAATAATCCTCCATATTATAGGCGCCGTATCCTCCAGCCATCAGCCCATATCTTGGATCATTTGTATTTGTGATCTGTCTACTTATAAGAAAATCACCAGCCTTTTTAATCATCTCGACAAATGACCGATCACCACTTTCCAGTGTATAGTAGCATGCTCCCCATATAAGCCAGCCCAAGGCTCCTGTTCTTACATATCCATCAAACAGCTGTCCAATATAGATATCATAAGAAAAGTTGAAGCTGCCATCGCTGTTCTGTTCATAGTTCATCCTGGTCAGCATTTCTTTACAGATATCGTAATCACCACTTGTGGTAAATACTAAGAGAGCAAGTCCAACGTCATATGCCCAAGTACGCGAGTTTAACATATATCCANAAGCTCCCAGCGCATTTGAACCGTCCTTATTATACTGTGGATCATCCTCCGGAATTAAAAAAGATGCGGGAAGACGCCCTTTTTGCAAATTTGTAATGCTACCTGCAATACCCACAACGTCATACTGGGTTTCACCATTTCGCCAAACCTGATGCATAACCTTNCCAATCTTATGNCCTTCNGCNACCTTATTGGTGTACCAAATATANTCNGATGAACTTACNCGATAGATTTTACAGGTNCTATTTAAATANTCTGCNTCNGAATAGGTATAAAGACGCACTGTGTANTATGCAAAATAGCTGTAGACNTTTCCNCCTTCTTCATCAGANAGTTCATCTGGNGCATNATATACATGGCGTATGGTTGTAAGCTTCAGTGTATGCGTAAGGGTTTCCCATACATCTGTCAGGTTTTTCCCTAGGTAAAAGACCTTCACGCCTTCTCCAACATTCACATCCAGCCTATATTCTGATGTCTCTGTATGGGAACCGCCGCCTTCATCTTTTATGGTATAGATCTCTTTATAATCCATTGTGGATTCCCAGGTACCATCTGCTTTTAACGGGCATGAGATCACTTTGTAATTTGCGTCTCTTATTACATAAACATTTACAGCATAATTTTCATAATTGGATATACCATGCCACGTTCCATGCACTTTCCCTTTATAAGAGTAGTCATAGTAGGTGTCCACGTTGATGTATTTTGGAAAGACCTGATCTTCATCTGGATTTAGTCCATTTACTGTACCGCTGATGACATCTCCACTATAGGAATCTGAGTATGCCTGATCAAAAGATACGCTGAATTTGAAATTATTAACATCAAGCTGCCTTTTGATAAATGAAATTGCTTTATCAGAAGCAGTTTTATACTTATCCCCGTCAAATGTCATAACTACTCCTCATCTGGAACCGTACAGTAAAATACCAATAGCGCCACAGTGGTACTATTTACTCCAGAAAGAGATGCCCCAACATAGCTCGAAAATGCACTGCCACCTTTTCTGGTAAGTGTTATCGTACCTTTCGTTCCATCATTTGTTGTTATCTGATAGTAAGGCTTGTCATTATATGCTCTGGTAAAGTAAAAGCTGCCATTTCCTATCATTTCGCCAAATTCTACCGTATACTTTGCACTTTTTTGTGTAATGTCCGAAACTGTATTAATCGTCTGATATAAGGACTCATTTAGCGTAGGGATATACTGACCTACGGTGATGCTTACTTCTTTATAATTAAATGGATTCCAGCTTATTCCAACAATCCGGCTTTGCTGATTTATGCGCATTGGCGAAAAACAAAGATTAAGTTCATCTCCAAGCGAAAGAGAGCCTTTGTTATAAATACTCAGGGTGTAGTTCGTTACTTGATCATTGGAACTATAGGAATAACTGATATCCTGGAGATTAGCATTTTTTATCAGATCAATGGGGGCTTTATTTCCGAGATGTTTTCTGAGGCCAATAGTATATCCGTAGTACTCAATTTCACAACCGGCCTGTGCGATTAGTTGCATTACACAGGCACGTCTGGTAGCTCCTGTGTTTACCCTTAATGTCATTGTATCCGCAACATCAATCTGCCCTACAGAAAGCGGTGTATCTGAAAGTAATGTTGTGAGGATGGCTCTTGGAGTATCCATCATATCAAAAGCCTCAACTTTGTAGTCCTCATCATTTAAAAGATAAGAAACATGTTCTCCCGTCATTTGCGTATAACACATTCCAGAAGAAATGTTCTTCTTTATATCAACAATGGTAAAAACAAGTCCTTCAACTTCAACGCGACTGCCTGTAGTGATATCTTCCTCCAGCTTCCTTGTAAGCAGGGAAAAATCAATGGTACATTCTCCTGAGAGCTTCTGTGTTATAGAACAACTATTTACGCCACGATAGGTCTTTATTAAATCACCTGATGACTTATCTCCTTTTACATAATAAAATCGAAGCGTGGGGTTTGTAGATATTGCTCGGTACATGGGATAAACATCCAGATTTGAAGTTACATTAAGGTAGGACTTATCCCAGCCAATAAATATGTAATGTGCCACAACTTCTGGAGACGGAGGAATAGCATCCTTGCCTTGTTTCACTATTGCTGTAGAAAGTACCGAGGTCTTATCGAATCCATAAAATTTCACTTTTAAAAGATCTTCATAAACCGGTCGAACCGTCATATCTTCAACTACATGAGTGATATCCACATTCCATCCAGTAAATGTCTTTCCTTCAATTGTCTCAGGTTTTGGCGCAAGGGCGGTGGCATCACCGCCACTTGCAACACTCGCCGTACCTAGAAGGTCAGTTGCTGCATAATTTAGAAAACGGACGGTATAATATGTTACTCCATCAATTATCTCTGACATATACCTACCTCCTTATACAGTACCTAAATTTCTAAGAAATGCTTTACCATTTGAATATTGAATCTGTGAAACAATTGTTGTGATTGTCTTGCCATCCAAAAGTACCGGTTGATTTAAAGTGATCGCAGCCACTTCACTATTTTCGGATATTCCATTTGTNNCNTTTACATCAAGNCTNGCAGACATATTNGGCAAAGCNTTATTGATATCNAGCGTTTTNGCCANGTCATCTACCTGCTTTGAAACTGCATTTTTATTATCTTTAATGCCTGATGCAATTTCGTTCATAAAATCTGGCATCCAGCTTTCAAAGTCNGTGAGAGGCCCTTTATCCGGAACTGAGAAATGCAGGTANGATTTAATGGTATTTGCTACATCNGANACCGCATCTTTCACAGAACCGATCATGTCTCTGATTCCTCCGACGATATTATTGATTAAGTCAACACCCCAAGATCTTGCATTGCCAATAAGCCCGTTGAAAATGTTCCCTACATTGGTTTGAATCTCATTAAATTTTGCAGAAAAAGTAGATACGAGTTCTCCCAGTTTTCCACCAGTTAATGTATTTAAGCCTGCAAACATAATATTATGGATATTTTGTATTCCTGCCGAAAAACCAGCTACCACGCCTTGGATTCCTCCTCCGCTTGTCTGATAAGCTGATTGCATAGCAGAGAGTGTTGTCTGTGTCACCATTTGAGCACCCGTTATAGCTGTAGAAATGGCACCTTTTACATTTTCAAAATTTGTCGACGCACTTGTAGTAATTCCGCTCCAAATAGTCTCGGCACCGGATTTTAAATTGCTCCATCCAGCGCTCCAGCTCTGACCTATACCAGAGAAAAAATTCGGTAGCGTTTGTGTAAAGAAACCTTGANCTGCAGTCCACGCACTTTGAAGTCCTGAGCATAAACTGCTCCATACTCCGCTAAACCACGAACTGATTTCTCCCCAATGCTTAACAATTTCAATGACGGCAATAACTGCAGCTACAATTGCAGCGATAATTGCTATAACCGGAAGAAGCGGTATAGATGCTGCACCGGCTGCTGCACCAGCACCAGTAATAACCGGAATCAAAGCACCAAGAACAGATGTGATAGTGCCAACTGCCGATACAACTTTCCCTATGCCGACTAATAAAGGCCCGATCACCGCAGCTATTAATGCAATTTTTACGATCGTCTGTTGCATTGGCTCTGGGATTGTACTCCAGAATTCAGCAAATTGTTTAAGAGAGGCGGATACTTCTTTTAGCGCTGGAGCGAGCACCGCTGCCAGCGTATTACCAATATCAGCTCCCGTTTCTTTTAACGAATTCATTGTCATCTGAAACTGATCAATGGGGTCTATTGTTTCATTAAATGTATTTTCAACGCTTCCAGAAAAGTTGGTAAGTGATCCGGATAGATCCTTTAAATTTAGTTTGCCTGTTTGAACGGCATTGAATATTGCAGCACCGGACTTGCTTCCAAACAAATCATAAGAAGCCTGCAATTTATCTGCTTCCGTTCCATTTCCGGACATTGTCTTCGAAAATCCAGCAAGTGCCTGATCTAAGGTGTGTCCATCCTTTGTTGCATTTTTCATCGCAGTTTTAAGACCCATCATAGCGGCTGATGTATTAAGCCCTGACATTTCTACCATGCCCATGAAACCTGCCGCCTGTTGCGCACTTAGGCCCATTGCCTTTAGTTGAACAGCATTTGTTGAAAGAGCTCCTGCCAAAGTTCCCATATCGATACCGGTAGATTGTCCTGTTGCATTTAATGCATCAAGTACATCACCAGCCTTACTGGCATCCATTCCAAAGGCATTTAGTACAGATGATACATCATCAACTGAAGTGGAAACATCAGTATTATTCAGCGCTGCAAACTTGACGAACTGTCCTGATAACTTTTTTAGGGCATCACCAGTCAGTCCAAAACGTGTATTTACTTCACCGACCGCAGAACCGGCGGTTTCAAAATCGGTAGGTATCTCAGTTGCCAGTTCTTTTACCATGCCATTCATGGATTCTAATGATTTACCTGTTGCACCTGTCTTTGCCTCAACAATATCAAGGCCAGAGTCGACCTCGCCAAAGGCAGCAAGTGAAGCCGCACCTATTGCCATGACGGGTGCGGTTACTCCTTTTGTAAGTCCTTCTCCAACACCAGAAATCTTGCCACCGACTTCCTGAATTTTACTTCCAGCCTGCTTAAGTGTTGCTGATACACTGCTATCTGTATTTTTGCATTGCTCATCCAGTTTTTTTAGTTCCTGCTCGGTAGCGACAATTTCTCTTTTCCATGC